TGCAATTGGGAAAAGTGCCGGGATGCCCGACAGTTCCGTCGTCAAGTTCAGGTGGTGAATCCCAGCTGAAAACTTGACCATCGAGTTTCTTGCCTTTGCGAAACTCATGAGCTTCACGAACAGCGGCGTCACCACTGTTACGCCAAATGTACTGCCGAGAGCCCGCTGCCTGTGCGCGAGTCTGAGTAATCACTGAGTTAGACCTTGCCACTTCGGTACGCGCGATCCGCTCAGCATCGTTCTCACTGACTTTGCCTTGGCGTTGAAGTTCAGCCGCGATCTCACTTGAGCGTGTCCCGTTGTAGACTGCCTCAAGTGCAAGCTTCTGTGCTCGCTCAGCGGCTCTCATCGGAATGGATTTCACCAAGTCGATTTGTTCCTGCATCAACTCAGCGGCGCGTTTGCCTGTTGCCGCTCTTGCCACTGTGGTTTGCATGGCCTGATGAATTTCTTTTGAGCGGTTCTTCCACGCGGTTTTATTTTTCTTTGCCACGCGCTCAAGCATCTTGGCACTTTGTCGTGCGGCCCATGGACCTAAGCGCTCAGAATATTCGGTGAGCACTCTCAACATTTCTTTTTCATTACGGATGGTGGCACCGTCAACGTGGATCTCAACAACGTGAGCAGCGTTACGCGCTACTTGCTTCAGTGCTTTTGCAAACTGAGCTTCAGCGGATTGGTTGGGCTTGAAATTTTTCGAACGGGCTACGGGCATTCATCCCCCATTTCTTCAGTCGCATCGCAAGCGCTGTGCGTTTAAGTCCTAAAGACTTTGCGGCAAGCGTGATGCTGTATCCGTTGTCTTCAAGAGCACGCGCTGCCATCTGCTCTAAAATTAAATCTTCACTCTCACCGAGCTGAACAACGATTTGTTTCTCACCCAATGAGTTGACGACGATCATGATCGCTTCACCAAATACACCCCTGGTGTGTTGATCATGCTGAGTCTTGCGTTTAAGCTTCTCAGCTCGCAGTTCACATAAGCTTTGTTGATGTGACGTACCATCTCGTCCGTTTCGACCTTAGCAACGAGGTTAAAGCAGCGAGGGTGATAAGAAACCTTGCCTTCTTTGACAGCGTCATACTTTATTTCCTTTCCACAGCTCGCGCAGTATTTCATTGGTTGTCCTGCATCTTGACTCGTGAGCCAGACAACTTGTGAGTGGAGTCCACCAGAAAGATCAGCTCGCCGTCTCGAATAATGCAGTGACAGCGTTGTGGTGGCTCAGCCCCATCCCACTCGATGATGTAGCTTGGGATAAATGTCGGCTTATCGAGATCACCGTTAAATCGCCAAGTGGGTTTTGGCTTTCCCTTGCGGTGAGTGTGCTCATTGGTGTAAGCCACAGGCACTAAGTGATTCATTTCGCAGCCGGGGCAGTAAAAAAAATATCCCTCACCTTGCTTGTCTTTGATCGGGACAATTTTGCTCATTCAGTTTCTTTCTCTTTGAAGTGTGGTCTATAGATGCGAGTCGCGCGTGGAGCGATAACCACAACACAGACGGCGTTTGATGCCGTGCCTTTTTTCTTTTTAAAGACAAGCGTCGTGCCGTTGGAAAGCTCAAGGCTCTCTCCGATCTTGATTGTGATCGCAACAGCGCCGCGCTCAAGCTTGTCGTTCAATAACTTCTGAAGTTTGTGAGGGTTGTCCTTTGGATCAATGGCTTTCATTTGATTTGGCTTGCTCCATGAAAACATGGTAACTGCGTTCCAAATAAATCAAAGGATTATCTCGGCTCGTCACGAAAAGTCTGCCTTCCCAAAATAGGTAGGGAAACGCGAGCGGGTTTTTGAGGTTCATTTCAAAGACAACTTTTCCACCGAAGTCGTGGAGCTTCACGTTGAAAGGAAACTCTTTGCGCTGATCAGGCGTGACGGTCTTGAGATTTACAACTTTTTCATCAGCCATGCTTCAATCGCCTTTTGATCTTTCGTTACCGCGCGCTTACGAGCAGCGTCTTTCGTCTTCTTGTCCACGACTTTTTTCTTTCCTGAGAAAAGCTTGGTGAACTTCTTCCACCGTGAATCCTTGTTGATGCCCATCTTCTTGATAGTCTCCTTTGGTTCGTTAGGTCCATTGCCCGGATCACCCACATTGGTGCTCTCGTTTTCTGGATCAATTGGCTGATTCGGATCGATTGGATCATCTTCAGGGGCTGGCGGAAGTTCGTTCTCTGCCTCACTGATATCTTCATCCGTGATGTGTGAGAAAATTCCAGTTTCAGCGCCAGCTTGTTGAAGCTCTTTCATTCCGGTTGATGTAGAAATCAAGCCATCTTGGTGAGCAGCCACAACAGCGTTCGTGATCGCAGTCGTGATCTCAGCTTTCTCTTTTGCATTCATCTGCCAGAGCGGCGTGAACGTGAAGGTTAAATCTTTTGGGGCTGGCTCACCGAATGTCGATTGCCACAGAATCTTGATCATGATCTCAATCGGATTACGCAAGTAGGCTTCTTGTTTTGCGTTGATGGAGTCGTAATAGTTTCTGATATCCGTATCGCCGTTACCGCCTAAGCCCGCTGGCGATTGTCCGAGAAGTCTCACAAGTGGAGTCTCGCTTGCACCGGATAGTTGCTCACCAAACTGGCCGAGCATGTCGCTTAGTCCAGCGAAGCTGTAGGCCGTCGTTGCAAACGCATCGTTTTTATCGAGTAGGGTTAAGCCTTCTGAGTTTTGAAACTGCCGCATGTATTCAAACATTTCGACAAGTCCCTGCTTAGCTTCACCACCGGATGACAAGATTTCTCGGAAGCCGTCGATGCTCACAGTTCTTAGAAGTGCTCGTCCAATGAGCCCACCAGCGGAAGCCGTTGCGGTTTCAAACTCAATCAGCCTATCCCACATGCGCTCGATGATCGATTCATCCCACATCATCTCGGTGATCGCTTGAAAGAATGGGAGCTTGTGTCCACCCATTCTGAAACAACGAGTGTGATGCACACGAACGCGAGCAGCGGTGAAAGCGCCAGCTGTTTGTGAGGTTTGTTTTGCTACGGTGTTTTCACCCGCTTGCGGCGAGACTGTTTCTGAACCCGCGCCAGGGACTTGGGCTGGATCGTTAAGATTATTTCCAAGCACGATATCGTAGTAGGCTGGGAGTCCAATTTCTGGGCCTTCATCAATAATTTGGCTGAGCACGGGATTAAGTTGCCATCGGTCGTAAACAGCAATGCCTTTAAACTGTCCTTCTTCGATCGTGTCTGGATCAAGTGGAGTTTCCAAGTCTTGCCCATCAATTTGAAAAACTCCGATTGCCCCGCCATAAAGTCTACCCCACGCTGTGGTGTCACGAATGCGTTGCCAAATTTGAATGCGAGACATGGCGGCCTTGAAATCTTGAACTTTGTCCGCACCATCGTTGGTGTTGAGAATCACGCCAGCTTTCGTCATGTCTTCAGCAACACAATCGATCACTCGTCCCGCGATCCATGATCCACGGTACATCGCTTCAAGCTGTGTGCGATTGCGTGTGAGAAGATTGAACTGATAGCGACCGTAGGAAAGTTGATTCGTGTCTCCGTTCTCTTCACCGAGTGGAGTCACGCCGAGCTTCATCGCTAGATTTCTAAAACCGTCAGCGGTGTGTTTGGAGTGCTTAGGAACAATGGTAGGCTTTTGGGTTTGCTCGAAAACTTTCAAGCCCGGATCACTTTTCTTTTTTGACATGTATCTTCCGCCTTAAATTAAGTTCTTCCACTGTTCAAGCTTATTCTTGTTACTCAACATATCTTGCACTGCATCGAATAGTGGGTCAAGTTGGTCATCATGAGCATGAGAGTCATCAGCGGTGAACGCTTCCGCTTCTTCGATGAAATCGCTCGTGAATGGCGCGTTTTCAGGCACGCACACCATTTGAGCTTCTAAGTAGCCCTGTGCGTCCATCGCCCGCGTCAATTTATCTTTGTCGCGTTCAATTGCCTCAACAGGGATGCGACCTAAGAATTTTATTTTTTGAATGAGACCTGTGCCCGATGCTTTATCTTCCACCAAAAGTTTTCTCAGTTGACCTTGCCAGCGTTCCTCTTTGGGATGAATCTCCACCCACGGAAGATGTGGATCAATCTCGGAATGCTTGGCCCAAAAAGCGAGTGTACGTTTCTCAAGCTCAGGTGCCTCCCACTTACCTCGTATTTGATCAAGCAAGTAGAGCTTCCCATCTTCTCCGAGTCCGTAACAGCCAAATACCGAGTAATCGTTTCGCTCTTTTGTTTTCTGTGCGGTGTCCGCGTAAATACGACGGTATTTAATTTTTGGAAGAATCGTATATCGCGGAAACCATTCTCCACGAAATATGTTGCCACCAATCGCGCGGGGGGCTTGTTGATATTGGGAGCTAAAAACATGCCTTGAAATACGGCTACCAGTCGCATCTTCCTTTTGGCCCGCTTCCATCGCCGTGAGATCAGCAATAGGTTCCTTGTAAGGCCAGTAACTAAATCTTTGCTCAGCATCTTTTTCTACTCCTTCTTGATATTTTGGATCTAACTTTGCGACGTACTCAGCATCGATGATCGCGGGTATCACCACATGCTTCCAATTGCCGCCTAAGTTTCCATTCATGATGAAGCCAGTTGGATCTTCTTCAGCGATTCGTTGCATGATCAAGATGATTGGTGTCTTAGGGTTAGCGCGGCGGCTCTTGACTGTGGTGATGAGCGCACGATTGGCTTTATCTAACTTTGGTTTACTAAATGCATCTTCGGGCTTCAGCGGATCATCGATCAATATCGCGCCTTGAAATCCTTCTTTCATGTGTCCAGCTCTGAAGCCTGTGATTTGTCCACCGATAGAAGTTGCGTAAACACCGCCAGCACTCTTGCCATCCACTTCAACATTCCATCGCTT